GCTAGAAAATTATCAGGGTTCAAGAGCGTTAAAGACGCGATTGTCAAAATGGGATTAAAAAATGAAAAGGTAATTATGCAAATAGAGCATTGTCATAGAATGCCTACCTTATCGTTTGTAATTAGAGCGGCTAATGCTTACGGCGTAAGTGCAGATTATTTGCTGGGTTTATCAGAAGACGATGATAGAAGCAGCGATATAGCCATGCGTGCTGCTATATTTAGACAAAATAAACAATTAACGGATATGTTATTAACGACATTGTCAAATACCACTTATCATTATGCCAAAACTGTTGGCGATAGCAGCGTAAAACAATTAACGGAATTAACAGAGCAATTACACCAAAAATTTAACCGATTTTGTGAACTTAACCCTGAGTTTGAGGATATGCGCGGCGGTGCGCCTATTTTAAATACGATTAAGTCATTACCGCCTTTATTAAAAACAATTAAAAAACGCATTGCTGAGAAAGAACATTTAATCAAGTTGCACAATCAGCAACTTGAACATTTAATGCAACAAAAACTACAGTTAATTGAGGTTGAGTAATGGCTAAACATTATCCTCAAACGCTTTGGGATGCGATTAGGGCTTATTGGGAAAATAGCAATGCGAGTTATTTAGATGCAGCTAAGGCGGTTTGTAAGGGTGAAGATTATCCTGATAAGTCAGTTATTTTTAGACGCGCACAAAAAGAAAATTGGTGCAAAAAAAGCAACGGTAACGATAACAACAACGTAGAAAAAGGCAACGGCAACAACGAACCGTTGCAATCAGAACAACATATTGAAAAAAATAATAAAAATGTAAAAAGAAAGGCTGATTTATTGGCAATAAAAAGCAACGCTGCTAGCAACGGTTTATCAGACGTTATCTTAAACAATATACATCTATCGCCTGAACAAATAGACGAACTTTGCGAAGATTATCGGGCAGAAGTTTTGGCGCGGCACAGAACAGACTTTAATGCGGTTAATGCCGTGGTTGATAAGTGCGTGGCCTTGTTTAGAAAAGTCGTTGACATATTGTCCGACGGTGGAAAAGTTGAAGATGGCGACGTGATAGAGCGAAATGGTTTTGTTCACCAAGGCATGATGCAGGCGTTAAAAATGATTGATATATCGCTTAAAGCTATGGTGAATGTTGCGTTAATTAAAAACTATGCACAAACAAACGAGCGCAAATCTTACGGCTTAGACACTTACGAAGAACCCAATAGCACAGGGAATTTAGCTCAAAAAGCCCTAAGCTCTAAAGGGATGGGCAATCACTATGAGCGCATTCGTTTGTCGAAGAAAGACGAAAGGGAGCGAATGAGAGAGAAACTCAAGTCCGTAACTCAATAAAAACTAAGCATAACACTATGCCAAAATAAGCGAATTAAACACATTGGCAGACGGTTTATGATTACCGCACAAGATATTCAGCGCATGATTACACACTGGCTACAAACGCCCCCCAATGGCTATTTAGGTAGCGATTATGGCAGTGATGCAAAGTCTTTACTGCAAAAAGCCTTACATTCAGGCGTAGCCGATGCTTTTATCGAAAAGATGAAAAAAGACTTACCAATTTTGAGTGTGATACCGCAAGAAAATATCGGTTTGTATTCTATTCCTGAACCCCCCGACAAATTGCGCTTATTTATTGCGATAGATGGTATTACTAGCGTAGAGATTACCCCATGACCACTAAAAAAGAGTTTTTAGCGCAAGCCGATATTGAATTACTTAATCCTCAATACACAAAAATTGCAGAGTTAAAACAAGCACAAGACCCCTTTGTGGTTGCACAAATTGGTGCAATGGCGCAAATGTTGGAGCTATATAGCACACAACAAGATATTGCCGAAACTGAGGTATTTTTAAAAGCGCGTGATGCAACCATTTTAGCTGATGCTACTCTAAAGGGGATTTTGCCCCTAGCGAATTGCGCTAAAGTCACGGTAAGCGTGGTTAATCCAAGTTTAACAAACAGTGTTACCTTAGCTTATGGCAGACGTTTATTAGATGATAAAGGCAGAGTATGGCGCGTTGCCTCAACATTGGTTGTTGCTGCAAACAGCACAGGCACAGTGCAATTACATCAAAACGAGATACGCACAATTACTCACACCATTGCTAATAGCGAACCGTTTTACAGTATCGTCATACCCAAAAACGAGGAAGATTTACACTTAGAAAATATCAGAATTAAAGACACCATAGGCAGTACCGACAACCTATACCGCTATGCGCCTGAGTTTATGAATGTATTAGACGGTGAGCGTGTGTATCATTTAGAAACAGACGAAGCCCGACAAATCAATATCAGGCTAGGCGCACAAGATGGCGCAAGCCTTGTTTATGGTTTTCAACCGCCTGTTAATACTGTTTTAGCCATTGAATTAACAGAAACACAAGGCTTATTAGATATTGCGTTAAATGCTAGTTTTAGTCTTGAATATAGCAACAACATCAATGATGACAACCTAAAAATCACAGTCAATGCGATTAATTCGCTTGGTGCGAATCCTTTGTCTTTGTCAGTATTAAGCGTGTTGTCTCGCTATGCAGCATTGTATGACCATAACGCAGTCTATTTATCGGATTTTGATTTTTTAATTAGACGTTACCACGGTGACAGCATTAACTTTTTGGCTGTGTGGAACGAGCAAATACACGAACAAGCCTATGGTTACAGTGTAGCAAACATCAATAAATTGTTTATTGCGGTACAAGCCAAAAATCCCCTTGAGCAAGCCAACATTGTCAATGAGATTCATACGTTAATACAACGTGCTGATAACAGTTATAAACGGCAAATTGTTACAGTCAGTGAGCAGCCTTATCCGTTATCAATTACCGCAAGCGTGGCAGCAATTCACGATAGCGTACAGGTTGAGCAACAAATTAAAGATACGTTATTGGCTATTTATGGAAAGGGGCAAATTAAAGTATCGCAAGGGCTTAAAAATAACTTTAATCGTCAAGAGATATATCAAACATTAAAGCGTGCTATTCCAGCGTTGCAGGATTCGATTAGTGATTTTAACGTAGTGATTGACAATAATTTGCTACCTAATCCGCTATTGCCAGAGCATTATTTTTACTTGCACCCTACAACCGATTTTAATGTAACAGTCTCTCAATTAAGCGATGCAGGGGGTGGACTATGGAATTAACGCCTTTAGCACCTTTGCAAGCCAGTGCCGAGTTTTGGGACGATATAGACGAAACCAGCATTGAATCTGAGCTTAAACAATTATTTATTGCTTTGTTTGAGCATTTTTTACGCACCAAGTTTAGACGTATTGATAGTTACGGCTATCCTCATTTATTAGATAACGCTGATTTTGAAACCATAGAACGCTTTGTCAAATTAGACGGATTGAGTTTGTTAAACCGTGAAACCAATAACCAACCCTATATGCGTGAGGTATTCAGGGCATGGCGCGGACAACATCAACGCCGTGGCTTAGGCTTTTTAGAATTTTATTTGCAAATGCTTTGGCCTAATGCGTGGGAAATTAAACAGCAGTATCACTCTATTGCAACCGAAAATAACTACCCAGCCAACATTACATTGTCTGACTTGGGCAATAGTTTTTTAACAAGCCGTGTGTCAGTTTTTTTAGACCCAACACAATTAACCAACTCAAACGAAATACCTAAAATGATTCCGTCTTTAAAGCGTGTTGTACCAGCGCGTATTGTGCTTAATGTAGCGATTAGTATTAACGTTGAACCTGTGGATATGAATATCGGTATGGCGTTTACGCCTACGGTTTATATGACTTTAGAAGATGTTGCAGTGCTGTGAGCGTGTAACTATCAAAAAAACACCTATCAAAACTCATTCATAATAGCTTTAACTTAACCGTCAACGAGATTTTATTATGTCTGTCTCCCCAGCCGATTTATTAGCTAAAAATTACAAAGCCGCTCAAGCATTAGGTCAAAAAGAAGCGCAATGTGATGCTTATTTTGAAATTGAGGGCTTTGAAAACTTAAAGTTTTTGGCAAAAACATTCCCTAGACCTATTTTAGCTAGCGCAGGTGTGATTGAATCTTACACTCCGAATGGTGTAAAGGTTCAACAACCACAACAGCTACAAGTTGCTCAAAGTCACGAAGTCAGTTTTTATGCAACCAAAGGCGGTGCAGTCGAAAAAGCCTTAATGCAATTAAACAACAACGGCGGCACATTCCAAGCTACAGTACATTTAGGCCAAGTCGATAGTCCTTATGCCAGTTATCAATTAACGGATTGCTTTTTAGCTGAGATTAGCCCACTTGACCAAGACGTAGAGGGCGTAGGCCAGCACGTTATGATTAGCGGCACATTGTATTATCATTATTTTGGTGAACGTACAGAGTCTTAATAAATGACTTTAACTCAACTTATTGCCGAGTTTATGGCCTCCCGATTAACAGGGGGGCTTGTACTTGCTGAGTCTGACGTAATAAAAGCCATAGTTAAGGCTGTGCGCTTTTATGCAGGCTATGCCGAGATTAAGTATTTTATTGGCCAAGTAACACCTGTTTTGCCTACATTAAGTCAAATTGACAGTAATGTGACTTTAACACCGAGTGAATGGGCGATTATTCAACCATTGTTTAACGCCTATGTTGACCATGAAAACGCACTACGCTTAGAGGCAAGTCGTGGTTTAGGCTTAGATGTTTATGGACGCTCTAGTAGCGAGTTGGCAAGCGAAATAAAACAGCTAGAGATGGATTTACCGCGTAAAGCGTTTTATCAGTCTATCGCCAGCGTAGGCAATTTGGATATATATGCTGATTCAAATTAACGATAGTGCAGTCATAGCACAGGCTTTTATTTTGTCGGCTATTTTGCGTACTGACTTAGTACCCTTGCCTGTGTCTTTAGAACTTGAGTTAAAATATGATGACAGCTTAGCTAAAGAATTGATAGAGGGGACTACGCTCTATGTCAGTAGTAAAGCGATACCCTTGCAGATTGTAAAGTCAGAAATTAAAAAGAGCCTGGATAATCCTAATCGGGGCGTGATTGTGATTGTTGCGTTGTTAGCTAATTGTGTCGCTATTGGCTATAGACGACAAAAGGCCGTGATACTTAAAAATAATTCATTAGGGGCGATTTTTAAAGCGTGTGGTGCAAAAATCAGTATTAAGAATGATTTTACTGTGCCGTTATTTGCCTCATTTGTAGGGCAATTACCGTCTGAGATGATAGCCAAAGTATTACAAGAAGAATCAGCCGTCATACGTTTAGATAACAAACAATTAGACTGTATGCGCTTAGCTGATTTGGTGAAGCAAACGCCAAAACTTAACTTGCCGCAAGGCGTAGGCGAACAGATAGAAAGTGGATTTTTACAACGGCATTTAGTCCCCAGCTTTTACACGACAGACGATAACCGCGCTATTGTCAAAGGTAACACGCAAAAAGTACGAGACTTACAATATGTCTCACGCCATAGCCAAAAATCGACTTATGCTATGACAGCCGCTTTAATTGTGAAGCACATTATTACATTGAGTTATGATGAAGATTACCAAGCAGGTGATGTAATCACGATTGACAGTAAACCAATGGCGATTGTGACAGCCGCTCACGTTTGGCAAACCGAAAACGAGGGCGAACAGGCAAGCCAATACACGCGCCTGTGGTTAGGAGAGCTAGAAACATGATGTTTAAATATCCAGCCGTGGTTATGAGTTATGATGCAAATACACGCTTAGCTAAAATCAAACTTGAGCCATTAGACGATGGAGCAGATACACAATTAGAGGCCGAGTTATGTTATCCCTTGGGGGATAAGTCCAACACCGCAATTGAAGTTTTGTCAGGTGATTTTGTTTGGGTAGAGTTTGAGCAAGGCGATCCACGTTACCCGATTATTGTTGGTTATAGAAACAAGCGTACAGGCAATGATGACTTAACAAGGCGTTATCATCATCACGGTAATTTTGAGATTTTGGCCGATAACATTATTAAAATTAAAGGCAATGTTAAGGTTATTGTTGAATCCGCTACGGTAGAAGTGATTGCAACTACGGTCAATGTCACGGCAAGCAATACTAACATCACAAGCCTTGTTAATATCACTGGAAACACAAGCATTACAGGAAATTTAACCGTAGCAGGTGCAATCAGTGGTACAGGCGGCTCAGGTGCGACTATTGCAGGTAATGTAACTGTTTCAAGTGGCGATGTCGTAGCAGACGGTAAGAGCTTAAAAACACATACGCACCCTTATACTGATAATGGCAGTCCAATGACGACAGGTGTACCGAGCTAGGGCATAACGCGCAAGTACCCAAAACAAAATTTGATTAGCGAGGCGACACAATGACAGAAGAAAATATACAGCAGGTGGCTGGGTTAGCATCTGACTTTAATATGCTTAATCTTCGATTGCCGCCATTGAACCACAACCAATATATTGAAGATGTTCTTGCCTTGGCGGAGGGAAAAACTGGGAAAGAAATGGCTATTATTATTTTATGCAATGACAAGGTTTTGCGTGAAACAGTGCAAGATATTGGCAAGAAGATAAACAACAGCCGCAAACCGTGGGACAAAGTACCTATTAAGGCGATAAGCCAAAAACAAAGAGATTGGCAGACAAGGGTTGTTGGCTTTATGTGTGATGTTTGGGTATTTGCCGAAAAAGGGATTCCAGAAGACCAAATAAGCTGGATTTCTGAATTGTACGGAACACGCGCAAAGCTCTAACTAATCCGTAACCCTCTCTAATTCACCCAAAAAAACAAGCGACAATAGCGTTAATTTTTAATTATTAGCGTTATTGTTATGGCCAAGTCTAAAACCACAGAACCCGAACAAACACAATCGCCGTCATGGGTGCAATGGATTAAAAATATTGCTATTGGCAAAGAAGATTCACCCGAACAAGGCGCGTTAGCTCACATTGATTTGATGGATGTTGAGCCAACCTCAACCGCGATTTTGTTAGGTGGCAACAATCAAGCCCGAAGCCGTCAACAAATTTATGCTAAGTATCAGCAAATGCTGCAAAACTCATTTATTAATGCTGGCTTGCGATTGCACGTTACGGCAGCTTTAGGCGGACACGAAAGTAAAGGCGATGTTGTTTTCATTGAGTGTACACCCGAAGCCGAAAAAGACCCCAAAAAGAAAAAAATCATTGATGATTTAAACCTCGATTTACGCGAATTATTAAACAAAAATATCTACACCTTAGCTTTTAATGCGATTGCATGGGGGGATAGTTATGCGCGTATTTACAGTCAAGAAAAAGTAGGTGTAACCGATTTACTGTGTGATGAAATGGTGTTGCCGCCATTGGTTCAACCGTTTGAACAGGGCAGTAAAACCGTGGGCTATGTAGTCGGGACTGCGACTAATTCAAGCGGCGTAAAACTCTCTACGGTGCAAATGGTGAGGGTTAAGATGCCGAGAACTATTTACACGCCACAAGCGCGAGTGATGCAAAAAGCCTTTAAAACAGCGATTTTAGAAGATGATAACGCCAATTTGCCCTACTTGCCGTCATTAGTAGGCGGAAGTTTTTTAGAGGGTATTGAGGAATCGTTTAATCATTTAATTATGTCTATCTCAGGCATGGTAGGTCAACGTATTCAAGACGGTATAGACGAAGCGTTACTCACCGTAAATATGTCGGATATGACTATTGAGCAGCAACGTGCAACAATGGACAACATTAAACAAATGTTTGATGAAACCGCACAACAAACCGCTCAAGCGATTAAAGATGGACGCTCATTGCTTGGCAAAATGCGCCGATTTATTCCTGTTTGGAGCGAAAAGCAGCTAGTACAACTGCAAGGTGGTACAGGCTCTATGCGTACAGCCAGTATCAGTATTGATGACGTTATGTTCCATGCCAAGCAGTTAGCAGGGGGACTAGGTATTGATTTAGCCATGCTGGGCTTTGCCGATTTATTATCGGGTGGTTTAGGCGAGGGTGGATTCTTTAGGGTATCGGCACAAGTAGCCGAGCGTAGTCGTATGATTCGCAATGCTGTGACAGCCGCAATCAACGATATTATCGAGATTCATTTATACAAAAAATCAGGCTTGGCATTTAACGACAACGACAGACCGTGGGTAATTAACTTTTATTCGGGCATTAGTGCGGCGCAAAAAGAAAGTAACGACACTAAATTAGCAATGATGAATACAGGCGGTATCTTGATTCAAACCTTAGCACAATTAAAAGACTTGGGCTTATCGCCCGATGTGGTTAAGCACTTACTTTCTACACAAATGATGTTAGACGAAGATTCAGCCGAACTGGTTGCGAATGACTTAAATAAAGCAGCACAAGCACAAGCCGACAGCGAGCAAGGGGGCGATAATGGCGGTTTTTGATACCATTAAAGCCAAAGTACAAGGCGGTACAGGCGCATTAAAAAACATCAATGCAGGCATAGGCAATGCAGGCGAAACCATTGCAGGTAAAGTCAAAACAGGTGCTAATGCGGTACTCAATAACGATGCGGTAAAAACAGGCATAGGCGCAGTAAACCAAGTCAATAATTTGTATCAAAACGTCAAGGGGCTAGTTGGTGCAGCTAAGAGCTTTTTAGAAGACCCTTATCAGATTGTACCTAATCCGTTACTGGGGGGTTATAGTCGTAAAGAAACACAAAAACTTGCTAATAAAGCCCTAAAAACGGCTTACGCCAAAAATAATCTTTTTTTGGTACGTTTGACTGATCGCAATTATCCAACAAGGGCAGGTAAAGTAAAGTTTTTTCCTAATGAGTTTGATTCGTCAGAAAAACCACAGCAAATATGGGATTTATTTGCGATGGGGGTCAGTTATAACCCGATAGCGATTACAGGCGATGCGGTAAAAATAGGTTTTTTGCAGGGCGATAGTATTCAACAAAGTGAGCGTGTCGAAATACGCATGACGTTTTTTGATAATACTATTGGCACGATTAAACGCTATTTAATGGCCAAAAAAGCACAAATGATTAACCAAGACGGCACAGGCAATACACCAAATAATTATTTTTTTAATTTACAAATTATCCATTTAGACCAAACCGTGGGCGCACAAGAAATAGGTTTTGGCTCAAACAGAAAGCGTATCGGTATTTTTGATGAAGATACCTTAATCAGAGACAGTTATTTTAAGAATGAATATCTTGTGCGCGTAGGTAGTTTAGATATTGATTTAAATAAACGTGAAGATAGCTTACAAGAGTTACAAGTGACCTTTGTTGAAGTTGACCCCTTTATGTACTCTGTTTGATTATGGCTAGTAAAAATCTATTAGACGATAGCCGATGGTGGCAGTTTGTAGAAACATACGCTTATGACTTAGGCCGTTTTGCCGTTGAAGTTTGCGGCATGAATGATGAAGAATTAGGCAACCAAGCACCAACTTGGCAGCAGTTTGATTTATTTGATTTAATTCAAGAAAACGGTTGTCGAGTGTCTGTGTCATCAGGCCATTCAACAGGCAAAACACGCAGCGCAGGCATAGTAGCATTGTGGCATTTATGTTGTTATGCCAACAGTATTATGATGTTTACCGCGCCACAAATTACCCAGTTGCGTAACCAAGTTTGGAAAGAGATTACCATTTGTTATAACTTAATGATGATGGGTGATTTTAGATGGTTAGCCGAGCATATAGAGATTAAAGCCGAAAGTGTGTGTATAAAAAACTATGCTAAAACATGGTATATCTTGGCCAAAACCGCACCCAAAGGCGCACCCGAAAACCTTGCAGGTTTACATGGCGATTGGCTGATGATATGGGCTGACGAAGCGTCAGGCGTTCCAGACGCTAATTTTGGAGTAATGGGTGGGGCGTTATCTGATAAGCGTAATCGTATGGTGCTAACGAGCCAACCGACACGCAATAACGGCTTTTTTTACGACACGCACCACAGGCTAAGCAAACCACAAGGGGGCGTGTGGGACGCTTTAGTATTTAATAGCGAAGAATCGCCTTTAGCCAGTGCTGAGTTTATTGCCGAAAAGTTGGTGCAATATGGCGGTAGAGATAATCCTGAATATCAGATTAAAGTTTTAGGTCGATTCCCTGATAGAACCGATATTTACTTAAACAGTGAAGCACAATTAGAGCCTTGCTTTAACAATCAAGCAATCCCCGAAAATATGAATTACGGTTATTTAATTTGTGTTGACGTAGGCGCAGGGGAGTACAGGGACTATTCGGCTGTTTTAGTGATAAAAGTCAGTGGTTACGGCGATTATGGCGACAATGCAAGGCGCATAGAATTGATTGATGTACCCTTGTTTAGCAATAGCAGAGACTTACAGTTTTTAGGCGGTAAAGTGCTTGATGTATATAGCGAGTACGAAAATGCAACCGTACTTATAGACCGTGGTGGAATGGGTGTTGCGGTATGTCAACAGTTAGAAAATACAGGCGTACCGATTACTAGGGTAAATTGGGGTGAGCCTTGCCACAACAACGAACTACGCAAGCGTTTTTTTAACCAAAGGGCGCAAGCCTTAGTGACGTTGGCAAGGGCAATTAAAGAGGGCAGAGTAGCTTTTAAAGATGCACGTTTTAAAACACAGTTATTACAGCAAGGTTCGCGCATACCCTATACCTTTGACGAAAAAGCGCGTTACAAAATCATGGATAAACAGTCTATGTTAAAAGATGGTATTAAGTCCCCTGATATGTGGGACGCTTTGAGCTTTGCTTTTTTAGAAAGTGCATACTATACGTTATCCGAAAAAGGCCGCCAGTTAGTCAACCAAGTACAGGCCAATGACAAGGCTAACATTCGTGCTAAATTAAAAGCTGCTTTAAAAAGTTAATCTGTAACTTAGTCAAAAACGCATCAATTCACGCCTTACACTTATGCGTAATTATTGGCGAATGTGAGTGTTTTTGTATGTCTGTTATTATCAATCCAATTATTACTAATGCAGGTTTAAACGTTTTTACGCCTTTAGCGACAGGGATTGAGTTTACTTTTACTCATGTTGCAGTAGGTACTGGTACAAGTGCCGTTAATGCTAGTGCGACAGCCTTAGAAAACGAGATTGACCGATTTACCATTGCAGGCGGTGGTGTGATTGCAGGGGGTAAAGCCGTCTCTATCAATGCCTTAGTGACTAATCATGCAAACGCAAATCCACAGGACTATAACATTAGCGAAGTGGGATTTTACGGCTTAGATAGTAATAACAATACGGTATTGTTTGCCATTCACCGCCAAGACACAACCATTGTCCGCAAGGTATCAGGGGCGGATATTGCGATGCCGTTTGTACTTGGTTTGTCGGCTTTGCCAGTCGAAAATATGACCGTTACTATTGATACCAATACAAGCGGCGCGTTGGCGTTACTTGGTCAACACGTTGCTAATGCTCATCCTCATACACAATATAAGCG